GTCCGCTGCAAGAATTTGTTCTTTCGTCAGTGCCACGGTTTCATCCAATGAGGTCGAACGTGAACGTGTAACGCGTCACATCGTTGGCAGCCGCGGTGGCTCCCTTGCCCGTACATACTGCGTTGTATGTCAAGCTGACGCCGCCACCGCTAATAACGAGCGACCCGTATTGGCCCCAATTGAAAGAGCCCGGAGCGAGTCCCTCGACGCTCACGCTGCCGCCGCTTGGTGCATAGGTGCCGCTGCGACCAATAGGCAGGCCGCCGCCAAGCTCCAACTGCACGCTTGTCAGCTCGGTCAGTGAAGAACCGGCAAACGACACCGTGCAGCCTTGCGAGTATGTCGCCACGGAAACCCCCGTAGCGGACTAGACCCGCGCGACTCGGAAGGTGGCCTGGCCCCGCGTGGCGTCGTTCGTCGCCAGCGTGACGCTGGAAGAACTGACCGTGGCAGCAGCACTGAGCGTCAGGCCGCCAGAGATCACCAGCGTGCCGGTCGACCCGTCGGTGATCGGCGCGGTGCCGAGGTACTCGATGCTGACCTCGCGACCCGTGTCCGTGGCCGAACCCTTGAGGGGGCGATCCATGGTGGCAACGCTGCTGCCTGCGGACAGGCTGAGGTGGGACACGTCGATGGTGTCGCCAGCCGACACGTCGGTCATCGAGTAGGTGATGTTCGTGACCGTGTAGCCCGTGCCGCCGAACGTGAGCGTCGTGCCCTGACCGTGAGTTGCCATGAGTTAATTCTCCACCCAAAAGAGGTCGTAAGTTTGCCGGACCAGATAGAGCGAGTTCTCCGCTCCGTCGATCTCCACGAGGTCGTCGGCCTCGTCCATCAGAAACGTCTGCCGAACTTCTGTATTGTCAAAACTGCCGGCGTACCCATCCAGAACGCGGCGGCACTTGTCAGCCAGATCCCGCGCCGCCTCGTAGGTCACGCCGTAGACGTAGAGTTCGACCGTGACTCGGGGCAGGCCGCTCGGCGTTCCGGCCATGGTCATTTCCCGCAGCACCCTGGCACGCCGCCAGATGATCAGCGGGAACTGGATCGGGGACGGCCCGACGTAACGCAGCGGGTAGATACGTCCGCTGATCAACGCCTGCACGTCAACGTCCGACACCAGGGCGTTTCGTAGAACAGCCTCGGGTGATTTCAGCGCCATCAGAACGGCCCCTGGAGTGACTTAATTTTGTCGGCGAGCTCGCGGGCGGCTTTGTCGAAAGCGTTGGTCATTTCCTCAACCATGAGCGACTCGACTCGCTCGCGTGTCTGCTCCCATGCCGATCGGATTGGAGGCCGACCGTACGAGCCGCCGACCGGCATCTTCCCGGTCGACACCCTGCGGCCGTCCTGCGTGCGGCGGAAACGCTCTTTGGTGCCGAACTCGACAAGCCCCTGGTGGTAGCCCAGCTTTGTGTTGTCGTATGGCTCGTTCATCTTCCGGCCAGACTTGAACCCGAGAATGGCAATGCCCACACCGGTTCGCGGGTACCTTTTGCTCTTCACGGCGATCGACCGCCGGAGGTTCCCAGTAGGGCCTCTCGGCGTGGCTGACTTCAGGGCCTGCAGCGTGCCGCCCTTCTCAGCCGCACGCCGTAGCCCGGCAGCCATGTGCTTGGCGGCGAGGTTCTTCGGCAGGGCCAAAAAGGCATTGCGGATGCTTTCCAGCCCAGGGATGCTTGTCGTGATCCTGATGCCGACCTGCTCAGCCATTGCGTCGCTCCATGCAAATGGCTTCGTGTTCGGTGCGGTGCCCGTGCTCGAGCAGGCTGGCGATCTCCAGCGTGCGGCCACGCCACGCGAACCGCATCTGGCTAGTGAGGCCAGGCAGGTACCGCAGCCGCAGCCGGTGCGTGACGGTCGTCTCCTGCTGGCCAGCCGCCAGGGCCTCGCGGGCGGATACGCCCTCGACGCTGGCCCACACGGCCGACGAGTCGGACCACGCCAGCACGGTCTCGCCAAGGGCGTTTGTGGTGCCGCTGGCGATCTGCACGGTTACGCGTTCTCGTAGGTCGCCTGGTCGGATCATTCCACCACCGTACGCGTAAAGCTGGGATTACTGGCAGACGCTGTCACTCAGACGCGGCCGGCTCCACCCACATCGCCGTCGCCTCGTCGAGCGTCCAGCCTTCGCCGGGCCGCGGCGGAATGAAGGCGTCGAGCAGCTCGTCGTACGTGTAGCCGATGCCCGCGTAGCGTTTTCGGATGCGGCCATTGTACGACGTTTGCTTCCATCTTCGATGGCCGAAAAGCGATTCTAGAAGGTCGACGCCACGGATCTCTTGCTCAGCGCCGTCTACGAGCATTTCGTTATTTGCGATGACGAGCACGGCGACCACAACGCCGCCAGGAGTCAGTTCTGCAAAGTGTGCCATTAATAGGTGATGCTCCCAGCACCCGAGAACGTGTAGAGGTATTCCACGCCAACGCGAGACGCAGTTGGCGACCCAGTTGTCGCGGACGCCGGAAACAGACTGCGAAGGATGACCACGCCACTTCCGCCCGAGCCGCCAGAGCCGCCGCCTCCACCAGTGCCTGCGGTGCCGCTACTGCCAGACTGACCGCTGGGCGTCGTGTTATTTCCCTTGCCGCCGCCACCAGCGCCAGCCGCACCGGATGTCGCTGAGTTGAAAAGAGCGCCAGATCCGCCGCCACCGTATGTCACAGACAAGCCAGTGATGTCGTTGGCAACTCCACCGCCGCCTGCACCGCCAGCCGACGATGTGCCGTTACCTCCAGCGGCAGACGCGCCTCCCCCGCCGCCAGTCCCGAACGATCCGGTGGTCACGCCAGTACCACCTGTGTTCCCTTGCAGCTGCGTGCCTGCACCTGCGCTGCCGAGCCACCACGCACCGCCACCGGAGCCACCGGGCCTCCCTGACGATGTAGCGTCACCGCCGCCGCCGCCGCCTCCTCCAACAGCAGTCAGCAGGAGCGCGATTGACGCTGTCCCTTGGCTGCCTACCGAGACGGAATTGACTGTGTTCGTGTAGACACCAACAGCGCCGCCCGCACCGACGACGATCGCGTAGCTGACGCCAGGCACTACATAGGCCGTACCGGCAACAACGCCACCAGCACCACCTCCAGCGCCGCGAGAGCCGGCACCGCCAGATCCTCCACCGCCAACGATCAAATAACGCACAGCCACCAGCGCTGGCGACTGCATTGCAAGCGATGACCGTCTAAGGTTTGAGGCGCTGGCTAGGCGAGTGGTCATGCGATTTCAACGCCAAATGCGGAAAAAGATACCGTGCCAGATGACGCGTAAACGCTGACCACATCGGTAGCTGCCAGCGTGATACCCAGTGTCAGCGTTATCGAATCATTTCCGCCAATGGCGGAATCCCACACCAGGTAATGCTGTGCCGCTGCCGCCGCACCGACAGGCCGCACGGCAAGGCGATAGGACGCTGCGGACGCAGACTGATTGCAGACCGTCAGCGACGACACAATCGCCTGCGTGGATGACGGCACCGTGTAGAGCGTGGTGAGCGTGGTGGCGGCTGGATTGCTTTGCCCGAGAACCTTGTGCGTCTGCGGCATAAGTCAGCCTCCCATGAGCAAAAACGGATGGAAAATCTGGTTGCGGACAGCGTCGGCGAGATCGGCCTCAGTGACGGCACCGGCAGAAATCGTCCACGCTGAGCCGCTGCCGCTCACCGTGATGTCGCCCTTGCTGCCGTCCGACACGCCACCAGCGGCGGCAGCTGGCGCCCATGCCGAACCATTCCATGTGGCGACCTGCCCGGTCGTCGCGCCGGACTGCGTCAGCTCGGACAGCGGGTGGGTGTGCGAACTCGGAGCGAATGTGGAAGGCTTATCTGTTATGCCGCTCCACGAAGTTGTTCCTGCAGCGCCCTGCGGCCCTGTTGGTCCTGCTGGCCCTATGTCACCTTGCGGCCCTGTTGCACCAGCAGGGCCTGCCGGTCCAGCAGCACCAGCAGGACCCTGTGGGCCAACGCTGCCAGCATCTCCCTTAACGCCGGACGCTCCCTGAGGCCCCTGCGGCCCGACGCCGCCCGACGTGCTCACGGACGTGCTCGAGCTCGTGACAGCCGCCGAGACCGCCGTTCCTGAAACGGTGGCCGTGATCGGGTTGCTAGTGACGTTGGCCGTTGTCACCCGACGACCTCCACCAGGCCCTGCAGTGCGGTCCTCCGCACGCTACCGGGAGCGTCCCACTCAAGACGCCAGCCGTACGTGCCGACCGGCAGAGCGGCCGTCTGCTGCTCCGTAAGTGCAATGTTCACGATGCCGGCCGCGGCATTGGTCAGCGTGGTCGTGAACGCCGTCACTGTATTGCCTGTCACCAGCGACGTGATCACCGCCGAGACCGTGTAGCCGGTCATGGTCGTGGGCGAGAAGTCGATCGTCGTGCCGAGCTCGTCACCGCGGCGAAGCGACAGCCCAAGCTGGCCGGGAAGTTGGGTGTAGGTGCTCATCGGTAAGTCCCCCAGCGGCACGAGTCGAGCAGTGACTTCACGCCAAACTCGATTTCCTTGGATACGGTGCCGGTCAGTACAGACTCACGCCGGTCGTACCAGTGGGCCACCAGCATCAGAATTGCGTGCCGGATCTGCGTCGGAACGCTGCGGCCGTCCTCGCCGTACCCGCCCCACCAAGTGATCATCACC